GGCTCAAGCCGCGAAAGCAAGGCGCTTCCTCCCAGGCGTAAACGCGCTGGGCTTCCGCGCCTAACGGAAGGCATGCTGATGTACTCCATCCAGCGTGCATTTGGCGACATGCGTAAGCAGGCCGCTGCCTACCTGGAGCGCGAACACTATATGCGCTCCGCCGGCGGCAGCGGTCAGATGTTCGCCGTCATCGCAGAGCGCTCCGGGAGCGTTGCCGGTGCATGCCTCATCGGCCCGGCGGCAAGCCAAGACGCCGAGCGCAGCATTGCGCAACCAGGCGTGCTCATACGGCAGATCAAGCGCAGCCACATTGCCGACCGTGTGCCGGCGACGGCTGTCTGCGAGAGCAAGCTGTTGCGCACGGCGATGCAGGCCGTGTGCGATGAGTATGACCGGCCGGTGCTGTTTGTCTCCTACGCCGACCCCGCTGCGACCGACGAGCGTACCGGCCTGCCGCTGGCCGGCTGGTGCAACTTCGCCGCCGGGTTCTTTTACGCCGGCGAGACGAGCAGCTCTCGGTTCTGTGTTATCGACCATCACGGACGCGCCCGATCGACCCGCCAAGGCGCCGTCACACTCACCCGGCGCACCTTGCCACGCGCCGGGGAGACATTCCACGGCGAGTATATCTCGCGTGATTGGCAGATGCGTCGGCTTCCCCCGGCGCGTATCTGGTTGGCTGTTACCACGCCGTCGCGGATGACGCGACGGCAGGCCAAGCACGCCTGGCGTAACACCTGGGCGTCGCTCCATCCTGATCGGCGCGTCGCAGCGCGCAACTGGATCAGCCACACCAACTGGCGGCGCAAAACCGCCGCCGGCACGGTAGCGCTCGGCGATCCCCGACCGGAGCACGTCACCGACACAGATCGCTTTCAACCGGCCTTCTGGCGCGGCGAGGAGTTAAACCGCACAGCCGCGCCGGTCTGGGTGCCGTTGGCATGGCAGACGCGGGTGTTGTTTGCTGAGGATGTCGAGGGCGAGACCGTTGCACGGCGGCAGTACGAACCGCTATGTATCTAGGAGGCAACCAATGAAATTTCATGACGGCATGGACGTCATCTTCAATGCTGGAGATGCGGAACCCTTCGAGGGCTGTTGTTCAATCTCTATGTCGACTCAGAACAGATAGACGTCGAGCCGGAGTTTGATCAGGAGTTGGAGATAGAACCCTGCACCGCACCCCATCCTGATCAACTGCCATTGCCGTCGTAAGTGAAAAGAATGCCCCCGGACGGTGCTGGGTACGTCCGGGGGCGTGTGGGTGATAGGGCGCCACTGTGTATCTGGCGCGTCCGAAAAGCATAGCACGGATATGCTATACTGTCGATACGGTGTGCTGGCCGTGGGGTTCTGCACGCCATGACGACACCTTCCCTCGGCCTGATCCACACATATGCCTCCCTTGACGAGCTGCACACCGCCGCCGCCGCCCTGCGCGGCGACTGGATCAAGGTCGTGCCGGCCTGGTGGCCACACGGCCCCGCTGCGCTGGCCGCCCTCCCCTACAAAAAGGTGATCCGCACCTCGTGGGGAGATCCGAGCTACGCCAATGGCGCCCGCGCCTATCCGCTCCTTGACGAGACGATCGCCGAAGTGCGGCCGTACGTCGCGCTCATTCCCGACGCCGTGATCGAGATCGGCAACGAGCCCAGCGGGCACGGGCACGGCCTCGACCCCCACCGCTATAACGCCCGTCTGGTCGAGACAGTCCGGGCGCTCCGTCACGCCTTCCCCAGCGCGAAGATCCTCCCCCCGGCCCACTCGCCGCACGCTGCTGACCGTGCCCTGTGGCTCCAAATCCTCGCGCCGATTGCGCGCGAGTGTCACGCGCTCACCATCCACGGCTATAGCGACGAGGAGGTGCACGGCGAGCTGCGCCTGATCCGCCAGCACGTCAGTGCCTCGATGCCGGTCTGGTTGACGGAAGTGAACTATGGACAGCATATGCCTGACGCACAGCGCGCTGCCGGCCTGCTCGCGCTCTTCCGCGACCTACCGGGTGTAGAGGTGGCGCTGCTCTACCACCTCGACACGTATACTGGCGATCCGCTCCAGCAGCAGGGCGGAGCGTTCTACCGTCTCAACATAGCCACCCTGGAGGCGATCGGAGCACAGCAGATGATTATTCGCGATGTGCGCGCCGAGCTGGCGCACTACCGCACGCATACGCTTAAGCGCGGTAGTTGGACAATTGGACGGCGCGAGCGTACCACTGCCCAGACGCTTCATTGGAACGGCCCGGCCATTGCCCCGAGCCGCCTACGCGGCGCCGGCGTGATGGATCAGTTACGCGCCGACGTGAAATGGCAGACCGAACCAGGTTGGGCGGGCACCGCGCGCGGCGCTGATGGCCTCCAATATCACACCGCCGTAGACGCCGACGGCGTGATCTATCGCTGTCGCGACGAGGATGCAAAGCTCTGGCACTGCGGACATGCGACCGGTAACGCGGAGAGCCTCAGCCTGCATCTGCTCCTCGGCCGTGGCCAAGCGCCGACTGAAAAACAGTGGCGTTCCACTGTGTGGGTGATGGAGGATTGGCGCCGTCGATACAATCTTCCAATCGCGCGCTCCTTTGGCCACATGGAATGGACGTCATCCGAGTGTCCCGGTTTAGATGTGATGCGCCTGTTGCGTGAGTATCGCGGCGCACCGGCCAAGCCGCCGCCGGCGCCGAGTGTGCCGGTCGGTATGCGCCGGTTTGTGGTGGCGCTGCCCCAGGAGAGTCGCGCGACTGTACGCCAGGGCCCCAGTCGAGCGTACGCCATCGCCGGCCATCTCCGGCCGGGCCACGTCATCTACGTCGATGCCGTCCTACCCGACGAACGAGGCGAGACGATAGGCGGTCGCCGCGAGTGGGCGCATATGGCCCATATCGCGGATCAGCAGCCCGATTTGGGCTTTGTACATTTATCGGCGCTGCGTGAGCAGGTGTAATGTCGCAGGCGCAGCTTGAGGCGGAACTCGCCGCGCTGCGCGTCGCCGAACTGCGGCTCGCCCGCGACCCTGACAGTCGCGCCCTGTACCTCGAAGTGCAACTGCGACGTCGGGCCGTCCAGGCCGCCGAGCAGCAGGCGCCGCAAGAGCCGCTCGCCGACCTGATCGCCAAACTGCTACGCGGCGAGGTCGATACCAACATGGCCGGTCAGGCGATCGCTCGCGATCCATCGCTTGCCGGACAGGTTGCCACGCTGGCCATCGGCCACCACGCCCAGGTCGGCGAGTTCCGTGCCGGCGACATCGCGGGCAACATCATCCACATCACCATCGGAGGTGGCCGTGAGCAGCCTGAGCAGCATTGAACAAGAGCTTCTGACGATACTCAGAAATGTCGAAGCGGAGATGCGCAATGTAAAGAAGGTTCAGGAAGAGCAGGCGCAGGCGATCGTACAGCTCACACAACGCATGCAGGCATCGATCAATAGTTTGTCGATTTGGATCTCCGATGTGCAGCAGGCGCAACGCGCGGCAGCCGCCCGTTCGCTGACGCCGCTGTGGTGGTTGCTGGCACTGACGGCGTTGGGCCTGCTGTTGTTTTTTAGTTTGGGGATGGGGTTGCTCTGGCAGAACCAGGAGCGCATCGAGCAAGGGTGCGTCGGCGTGCCGATGATCGTTATCACGACAACGCCGGCGCCTGAAGGATTTGACCAATGACCCTTGATCAACTCAACGAACGTGCGCGCGCTGTCGCCGAACATGCCCCGCCCGAGGCCCGGGCGGCGTGGTTGCACTGGAATTCCACCCTTGTCACCATTCTTGGCGATCTGCTTGCCGGCCAGCGGGCGCAGACGGCAAGTATCAATTCGCTACGGAACGAACTTACCAGCATTGTCTATTCCGCTATTCGGGAATACTCTGCCGGTGTCGACAACGAGCGCGTCGCTGTGCTCGAAGATATTGCGTCACTCAAATTGGCCGCAGCGCATGGCGCGTCTGATAGGCGTGTGATGCTGTCATTGTTAGGAGCGATAGCCGTTCACTTGGGCCTGGAGCTCGATCCGCAGTCACTGCACAGCGTTGATCAATCGACATCGCCCGCACCCTGATACCACCACCACCCGGCGCGCAGCGCCGATCAGCCTATGAGCACTGAAAAACCACAACACCCAACTCCAAAGCCGCTCACGGCCAAGCAGCGCGCCTTCGTTGAGGCGTACCTCGACTGTCTCAACGCAACGGAGGCGGCACGCCGGGCGAAGTACGCCCATCCCAACACGCAGGGCCCGCGCTTGTTGGTACATGTTGGTATTCGCGCCGAGATTGAGGCGGGATTCCGCGAGCGGACGCTGTCGAAGGATGAGGTGCTTGCCCGCCTCACAGCGCACGCCCGTGGCGATATGGGTGACTTCCTGCGTGTTGACGAAGAGGAGATCACCCTTTCGTGGTCACTGCTTCGCCCCGTCGTCAACGACGATGGCGAGGTTGATGTCGCCGGCGTCTCGCTCGATTTGGCGATGCGTGATCAGGTGAAACCAACCGACCTGATCCTGAAGACGGAGACGATCACGCGCTCGGTGGCGCGTCTTGATTTCGTAGCGGCCGGCCGTGCTGGAAAGCTCCACTTGGTCAAGAAATACAGCTTGGATAAAGACGGCAGGGTCAGCATTGAACTCTATGACGCCCAGACGGCGCTTGCAAAGCTGGGCGAGTACTACAAGGTGTTTGGGAATGGCCGGGGGGCTGATGTCCTGGCGCATATCGATCTGACGCGGCTGAGCCCGCAGCAATTGGAACGGATTGCACACGGAGATGATCCCTTCGCCGTCATCCTCGGCATTGAATAGCCTGCAATTTCGCGCCCAGGCCGCCCTGGAGTTGCGCCGCCGTGCCGTGCGGACGCCGCAAGAGTCACGCACGCCGCCGGAGTTTCGCGGCGCCGTGGCGCAACTCCGCGCCAGTCGCGAACACGAGGTGATGATCAGCGGCCCGGCCGAGACCGGGAAGACGTTCGGTTGCCTGTATCTGCTGCACGAGCGCCTGCTGGCTACGCCTGGCGCCTCAGCTGCCATTGTCCGCAAGGTGCGCGCCGATATGGACGCCTCGGTGCTCAATACCTGGCGGCGTGTGCTCCAGGCCTTGCCCGCCGGCGTGACGGTCTACGGCGGAAACAAACCCGAATGGTATTCCTACCCCAACGGCTCGATTGTCTATGTCGGCGGAATGGATCGGCCCGGGAAGGTGCTTTCGGGCGAGCGCGACTATATCTACGTCAATCAGGCAGAAGAGCTCTCGAGCGAAGACTGGCAGACGCTCACGACCCGCGCGACCGGCCGTGGGGGCGTTGCGCCGTATCCCCAGGTCTTCGGGGACTGCAACCCCGGCCCGCCCCATCATTGGATCAAGCATCGGCGCTCGCTGCGACTCCTCGAAAGCCGCCACGAGGATAACCCCTCGCTCTTCGATGCGAACGGTCAACTTACCGAGCAAGGCGCGCGCACGATGGCGGTACTTGATGCGCTGGAAGGCGTGCTGAAAGAACGCTTGCGCTACGGTCGGTGGGTTGGGGCTGAGGGTTTGGTTTATGCGTTTGATGCGGCCCTGCACCTGATCGACCCGTTTCCCATTCCTCCAGCGTGGCCCCGCGTTCGCGCGATCGACTTTGGCTTTACCAATCCCTTCGTCTGTCTGTGGCTGGCACGCGACCCTGACGGGCGGCTCTACCTCTACCGCGAGATCTACATGTCGCAGCGCACGGTTGCCGAGCACGCCCTGACCATTCGTGCCCTGAGCGACGGCGAGCGCATTGAAGCGACCATTGCGGATCACGATGCCGAAGATCGAGCAACCCTGGCGCGCGGCGGCATTCAGACTCTCGCCGCCTACAAGGCCCTCAGTCCAGGTATTCAGGCGGTACAAGCACGACTGCGGAAAGCCGGCGACGGCCGCCCGCGGCTGTTTGTCTTCAAGGAGTGCCTGGTTGAGCGCGATACCGAACTGCTCCAGCGCCGGCAGCCGATCAGCACCGTGCAAGAGTTCGACGCCTACGTCTGGCCCAAGGCCCAGGACGGCAAGGTGCTGAAAGAAGTCCCGATGGATATGTACAACCACGCGATGGATGCCCTGCGGTACGGCGTGGCCTATGTCGATCAAATCCAGAAGACCCGAACCGATCGCACGCCGCCGCCGTGCTCAACGAGCTGGCGCACTATGAGGTGATCTATGGCGACTCCGTTTGATGACAAGACGGTCAAAGACATTGAGACGGATCTCGGTGAGCGCATAACCGAAATTGCCCAAGCCGCGTTGGCGTTTGCCAGCGGGGATCATTGGCAAAATAGTGAAGGCTGGATCGGGCCGCGTTTGCTGGATGTGACCGAGGGTTCGGACACGGCGCTTGCAGAGATTCGCCGCGGCTTCATCTCGAAGAACGTGGTGAGGGAAATCATCAACCGCCACACCTCAGCCCTGATTGGCCGTGAGCCGCGTTGGGAGTTTGCCCTGGTTCGGCCACTCGCAGAGGGCGAAGAGCCGACCGACGCTGAAGCCGCGCTTATCAACGAGGCCGAGGCAGTTATGACCACCTGATGGGACGACCGTGCAGTGATGAAGGTACTGCGTAATGCATTGACGGCGTTGCTCTGTACCGGGCGTGGGCCATTGCGGTTGTACGTCCCGGCCGGGCTGCTCGATCCCAACGAAGACGATCCGTACGCCGGCACGGTGCCGGCGGGCGATGTGCCCGCGCAGCTGGCACGGCTCAGCTTGGACGCCCCTGCGCCCGAGATCTGTACCGTACTGATCGATGAGGCAACCCGGCTCCAGGCCGGTGTGCTGTTGTACGAGGTCGATAAGAAGCGCCGGGTTGAGCTCAGTACGGTGGACGGCCAGGAGACGGTAGTGCGCGTGCTGGAAGGAACCGAAGTTCGTTCAGAGGTGCGTCTGCCGCTGGGCGGTAATCTGCTGATTGCTGAGATGGTGCGCGAGGCGTTGATTACGGAACAGGTGCAGGGCCAACAAAAGGTGGTCAACCTGGCATTGACCATGGTTCCGCGTAACGCAACGCTGGCCGGGTTTATGGAACGGGTGTTGACCAACGCGCAACTGCCTGGCAAATGGGTTGATGATCCGAACGCGCCTGAGGGGAAGCGCTTTGTGCCGGAGCCGATCGCCTTCGGAAGTGGAACGGTCAATAACCTGCTTGGCGTCGAGATTCGCGATACGGAAACTGGGCAAGTAAAGGGGTATGCAAACCCGACGATTAGCTATAAGGAACCGACGCCGCCAAAAACCTTTGAGGATACCAAAGATCTGGCGTACCGCTGCATGTTAGAAGAATGTCAACAAGCTCACGCCCTGCTCTCTGGCCTGACCAACGTCTCGTCGGATAGCCGACGTCAGGCGATGGCTGACTTCTTAATGAGCCTCTTGCTGAGTGCGCCGGAGGTCGAGCGTGTCGTGCGGTGGGTGCTGGAGACGGCGTTGGCGCTCGCCGCCCACTTTGCCGGGCAAAGCAATCGCTTTGCCGGCCTCCGCGCAGTCGTAACAGCGCAGATCGATACCGGGCCGTTGACCGAAGCTGATGCACAGTTGGCGATTAACCTGGTTGGTGCGCGGCTTTGGAGCCAGCAGACCGGTATGGCCTTTGTTCGGGTGCAAGACACGGACGCCGAGAAGGCCGTGATCGCAACCGAACGCGAGGCTGAGGGCACTGTGGGCGAGCGCTTACTTTCCGCATTTGAACGAGGGTAACTATGGCTATCGTAAAAGGCCCTTTTCGGCTCCATTGGCAGAACCTTGCTCACAACAAGGTATGGGAACGACTACACGATGAGGTGACGGACGTGTTGCGTGGCGTTGCTGGTTCTGATGCCGAGCACACCTCGTGACACCCGAACTGCACAGCCTGTTCACCTTGCTGCGTGCAGCGCTGATCCAGGCGCTCAACGCAGTCGAAGACGCGCTCAAGCTCCCGCGTAGTGTACTCTCGCGTCACGAGCGGCGCCTGTTCGAGCAGTGGCGCAACGAACAACAGACGAAATCTCGGCAGCAGTAAAACGTCGTCAGATACCCAGCAGCTTCAGCGTTGGGTATCTGACACCGGGTCGCCCGCGAGGCGATGCCGGCTGCCTTGGCGGCCTAATCGTTCAGACCATCAAACACGTCTTCCCACGGCTCACCCTCATCGCGGAGGTGGAAGCCTCCGGCGAAGAACAGCGTGCCGTCCGGTTTTTTCAGAACGTGCATCCCTTCGTGACCTGGGACCCAGCCCAGGTCGATCATTGGTTCGTTTTGGTTTTGGTAGTAGACTGTGCGCCCGACGAATCTGTACCGCTCGCCGGTGATGGGGTCGGCGGTCAGTGGATCCAGTTCGCCAGATCGAATCCGATCCAGATGCTCGCGCATCAGTTGGCGGTTCACCCGCCGCTGCTTGCTTTGAGCAGCGGCGCGCAGTGCTTCCAACCGCTCGTCGGGCGTCAGGAGGTTGATCAGGGCACGTTCGGCGTCACTCATGCGTTTGATACGAGTCATTTCGGTTGGCATAGTTACCTCTGGCATAGTTACCCTCCTGTTGACTACTTCCTGAACACGTATACATTGTATACGAAGTATACGAAAAAGTCAAGGAGTCTATTCAGTCAGGATGACAGACGTGCATGCGTGTCGTACACTTGTACGCACCAGAGGCTTGTACATTAGACCGCACACTGCGGCGTTCTATCGCCATCTTCAAGGCCGGAGTCATCTTTGCCACTAAGTTGGAGCCGTGTGCTATAATCTGAGCAATCGGCCCACACCTGTACAAGGCGTGGCGTATCCCTT